ACAACCACCCAGTCAAGGAGCTCGTCTGGTGCTTCTCCAACACCGCGTCCAAGAACTCCCTCTGGAACTTCACCACCGCGTCCGTTGCCACCAACATTGTCCTCGAGTCTGACCAGACTGCCATCGCGGACTCGAACGCCTTCGTGCCCACCGCCCTCGCGGGTGCCCCAATGGTGCAGGTCGGTACTGGTGGTGGTGACACCGCCTTCACTGAGGAGGTGGCGGGTCCCCTCGACACCTTCAAGCTTGTCCTCAACGGCCAAGACCGCTTCAAGGAGCAGAAGGGTAAGTACTTCAACCAGGTGCAGTCTTACAACCACCACACTGGCTCTCCCTACGCCGGTATCTACTCTTACTCCTTCGCGCTCAAGCCAGAGGAGCACCAGCCAACTGGTACCTGCAACTTCTCGCGCATCGACAACGCGCAGGTTGCGGTCAAGATGAACACCGCGAACGATGCGACCTCCATGCACATGTTCGCGACCAACTACAACGTCCTCCGCATCCAGTCCGGTATGGGTGGCCTCGCTTTCTCGAACTAAATTGCTTACCGCATTTTAGTAAATAATTAAATAAAACTTCATTTTTAAATTGCACAGTACCAACGCTGTTTAAAAATGATTAGCACCCCTAAGTTGACCTATATTTTTTTGTTTTCTAAACTAAAATGCGCAACTTTTCACGTGCCGAATTGATTTCTACTCTGTCTATGATGTTATGCACCGTAGAAAATAACCCTGATATGGAAGTTCGTAAAATTATGGCACTGTCTATGTTTGAGGTTATACTCAGTTATTACAATCTTCTCACACAGGAAAGTGGTGATAAGAAATTCATTCAGACCTGTTATAATAAGGCAAAAGTGCCTACAAATGATCCCAGATTTACAAAGTATGTTCGTAAATTCGAGGAACTTACTAGGAAGCCACCTTTGCGCAGATCGGCCCGGCTACTTAAAAATAAAAATTTATATTGAAATATCATGATAGCTGTAGGTCAAACCTACGCCATCGGAAGACAACGCACCTATCGACAACGGAAAAAAGCTGAGAAAAAACCTTGTATGAAGAACGCAGATGCACTTTCATGTGCAATCCGTCATACAAGATGTTTGGGGTGTCCGTATAATAACTTTTTTAGACCCGATAGAATCACCGCGAAGACGAAGCAGGACGAAGCAAAAAAATAACTAGACCCAAACCGAAAACCAACCTTTTCCTGATTCTCCTCACAAAGTTTTCTCGATTTCGTCCTTTAATTTTGTGATGAGCATTTTTAAGAGCGTTACATATTTCTAAATACTCACCATCGGTCAATCTATATTTATATTCCTCGACAACCTTCATTAGATAGCCTAAGTCGGGATCCATTTATATAGATTGATAATTTAATGATCAAAAGACTTCTCGACCTTTTTGTTAAAGTAGAGAAACCCATGTTGGGGCGTTGGAAGGTTAAGACATGTGAGGATCTGACCACCTCTATAAACTCCGTTTACCAAAATAGAGATCACTGCGGTGACACAATATGCAAGACCCCAAAGAAGGCTTTGGAATATCGAGGGCCCAAGGATAAGAAAAGTTAAATTGGGGTGTTTTGGAGTTTCACGAGTTCATTCTTTTTAGAATTTAGTTGTGTATATAAATCCTTCACTTTCAACTGTTGTTCTCGTGACGTAGTCATACCCGACGTATTTTTAATTTGTGTTACAAGTTTGCTTATATCAGCGCGGATACGCGCAATATCCTGTTTACGCTTGTTTGCTCGAGCCGCTTCCGCTCTCTTTTGGGCCGCGATTGCCTCCTGTCTACGCTTTTCTGCCATTTTCCCCGCATCTACCCGTTTATGACGGGATGAACCACTACACCATCTGGTTCTACACCTCGGGGCACTACACCGTACCCTCCACCTACTCCGACTACACCCCCCACCCCCACAACTCAAACCACATGGGTATCTAAAATATTTCATGAAAAATGAAATTGCAGCACTCGCAGCCTGTCTGGCAGCACCCGCGGCCGCGTTAGCCGCGTTAGCCGCGGCACTAGCTACTTCGTTAGCCGCGGTCACGGCACCATCCCCAACTACATTCGCTACATCAACGACGGCCCCTACAGCTTGGTCGAGACCATCGAGGATTGCGTCACCCGCTTGTTTGAGTAAGTCTGTGACATAGTTACCCACCCTATTAGCCGCATCCGCTGCGGCACCATCCACCTGACCGATAACCTTATCACCGAAGCTACCTACTTCATTACCGACACCCACAACAGCACCACCCATTTGTCTGGCCCCCTCTATCCCAGCGCTACCCAATTTAGTGACAACCTTCTTCCCGGCATTTTCAACTTCACCGACAGCCTTTTTACCGGCCCCCGTTACATTACCAATCAGTTTTTTGAAAACTTCCTTTATTTTACCCATAAACATGGGAATCATTTTCAATAATAACTTCATCACAATTTTGAAGGCTACCTTTGCGTACTGTATAATGTTAAGGACTAAGGCTAGTATAAAGTCGCGAACACCTTTGACTAGGGAGTTGTAAAAATTTTTTAGGATCTGTTCTGGATCAATCATCGATCTAGTTTTTAATAGTACTACGACCGTAGATACACATAAAGTTGATAAAAGGGCTACTCCGGTTATCATCTTTATTACTATTTTACGGTTAGAAAAAAAACAGTCACCAATTCGTTGGATTCATTTGGTTCTGTAGATAATTTCCTGCAGCATTCTTCAAAACCAATTTTGTGGATTCATTTGGTTCTGTAGATAGTTTTTCGCAGCATTCTTCAAATTTGATATTGCACCACCAACCTCACCCACTGCTTTTTCCCCCGCACCTGCTATCTTGTTACCGACATCCTTAACACCATCAACGACGGCACCTGTTGCTTTCTGCCCCGTTTTTGCTATACTTTTCCCCGTGTTTTCACCAACATCACCAATTTGTTCACCAACCTTTTGACCAACCCCTGATATGTTGTTAAAGACCTTTGTGATCGCTTCGAAAATTTGCTGTATAAATCCGAGTATGATTTTGAGTAGTTGCTTGAAGAGGTCTAAAAGAATTTTTACAAGTTTTAGGAATAGTTTTTGGATGTATTTCATAATTGCTTCGAATACGTAAAAAATCCCTTTCATGATCCACAAGTATAACTTCTTGACAAATTTGGGTAAATTATCAATGAAAAATTTTCGAAAATTCTTTAACGAAACTACTGTATAAAAACCCGTACCAGTTACAAAGGTAGATAGTAAAAATAATGAAAGGAATTGTAAGATCATATCCACGTTATATTAGGTGGGTAAAAAAAAATGAGGTGGATACATTAAAATTTAGATATCTCATCCCCAATGTCTTTTACAATCTTTTGTCCTATGTTACCAACTTCATTGACAGCCTTCTTACCACCGTCCGCCACACTGGTGGCGGCTCCACTGGCAGCTCCTGCTACTTTGTTAGCAGCTTGTTCACCTGCCTTTCCTATATCACCAACGACCTTTTTACCCGCGTCACTAACTTTATTAACCGCTTCTTTGCCAGCATCTTCCAATTTTTTCATGGACATTTTTATAAAGTCTTCTAACAATTTCACGAGCTTCTTACCGATATTAATCAAAGCTTTGACTGCCTCTTCTCCAAGACCAAATACGTTAGTTATCAATTCTCGTATAGCGGTAAACACCACTGTGATCATCAACTTTATAACGTCAATTGGATCGAAAAAATAAACGGCTCCTACTGATGATGAACACACTGTAGATATAAATGATAGGATAGTAAGTGTCGGTGTGAAATATCTAAGCATCCTATACTTTACCAATTACATAGAAATTTTTTAGAATGTCATTATAGTTTTTTCAATTTCCTTTGTCAGGGTTATCCCAATTTCTGGTAAACGTTTAGCGAAATTTAACAATGGATTTACACCAAATAGAGTTGATACCTGACTTATAATCATTTTAATAACAGTCACCGGTCCTATAGCAAAAAAACTATAGGCTGATACTGCAGATATGAGTATTACTAAAATACATGTTATCATTATGGTCAATAAAAGGTCGAAAATCATGATATCTTATATTTTACTAATATAAAAAATATGGGTGATGATTAAATATGATTTACGAAATTTACACAGATGGGAGTTGCCTGGGAAATCCTGGTCGTGGTGGTTGGGCTGCTATTGGGGAGGGTATGAAACTTGGTGGTAATCTGAGGAACACCACCAACAACGTCATGGAAATGACCGCCGTCGTAAAGGCCCTTGAGAAGTGTCTGGAATTGGGAATCCTTTCGGTGCGTATTTTTACGGACAGTAACTATGTGAAACAGGGAATCACCACGTGGATCAAAAACTGGAAACGGAACGGGTGGAAGACTGCGTCAGGGACGCCCGTGAAAAACAAAGAACTTTGGATTGAGATTGACACTCTCACCCAAAAATTGGACATCGTTGATTGGAAGTGGGTCAAGGCCCACAATGGAAATTCTCAGAACGAGGCTGTTGATGCCTATGCGAGGGAGTGTGCAAATATTCTCAGTACTTAGTAGATATGGGTGAAGAGGATGTGCCCCATTGTTGGTGCGACAAACAAGAACAATTATTAGTCAAATGGGCGGAGAAGGCGGCCGGATACCGCTGGCTTCACAATCATGCTAGGTTGTATTACAAGAAGCAGAATGATAGACTTTCATATCCAAGTATTGTCATAGCAAGTTTAACGGGTGTTGGTGGTTTTGCTGTCCTATCCCCAACTGGTGGTGGTTCTGATATGAGCTCAGGTGCGCGTATGAATGTAACGATTATTCAATATATTTTTGCTTTTTTAAACGTAGTTGGGGGAATTCTCACGAGTATTTCCAAGTTTAGTCAATGTCAAAGTTTATCGGAATCTCATTCTTTGATGTGTATTCAGTATTCAAAGTTTTACAGAAACATAGATATGGAATTATCACTTGAAACCCAATATCGGGTGGACGTGGTAGATTTTGTTTCAAAAGCGAGGGAGGAATTCGACAGACTTCTCGATGATGCCCCGGATATCCCTGCAATTTCTATACATGCATTTAATG